CTGTAACTAAAAACTTTTTCCAAACCCGCTTAAATGTTTGGGGTAATTTTATCTAGAAAAATTTACCAAAAACTTTAATTTATGATATTACTTACATAGTTTATGGTGTGGGAAACCCTGAATACACATAAACTGTTGGTACATTTGTAAAAAACAACAACTGCATATCTGGTCCCGCAGCTATTATACTATCATATGATATAAAGTCTGCAGATGTACCACTTCCCATAACTGATATATCTATAGTATGCATATCAGAAAGACCATCTTCATTGCCAACTGCTACATTTGAATAACTTGGTTGAGTCGATTTAAATTTGAATCTATTCATATAAGGATACAAAACATTCAAGTTGGCTTGTGTTGCTGGATTAGTTATACTTGATCCACTAATATCACATAGTGAAATACTATTATAATTATTATTGGGATATGTCGTTATAGTTGAAGTAAAACCAGAAACACCAATACTTGCACTTGTATTATCTGGCTTCCTCGAAGCACGAACAGATGTAAGCTTGATAACACTACTACAATTTGCCATAACAACTTCCATGAATGACCCTCTTAATCCTATAAAGCACGGAGCCAACCATAAAATTGGTATCCAATTTACAACATTATATGCAAAATAAGCACCTGTAGAAATAACGCCATGTAAACTCGTCAAACCACCAGTATAATATCCAGGATACCGAGGAATATGAAAAGTACGAATGTTATATGTTTGTGATATTTGACCACTATTATATGCTGTTGCCATTGAAGCATGTTTAGCATAACGATGGCACAAAGTTCGCAAAGACACAATTGCTTCTCCAAAATAAACCATATGTCGATATGGATGTTCAATATGCTGCTTACCAGCCACAATTTGAAGCAATTGTTCCTCTTCAGCTTCACCCTGTGGTGGGGCATATGAGATAGGTAATCCCGAATTATTGAGTAAAGAACTCGGATTAGCAAACTCTATATTTTCAGCCCCACGCGCAGATACTATTATATTAACTGTACTTGATGAAACAGGGGCTGAGAGTGTTGTCAAACATCTCATCACTATAGAACCATTTGTAAAACCTTCTGTATGCATAAATCCATTATCAGCAAAGGGAGCATTTATTAAATCAGATGATGTATTTAAGTAAGATGTAGCTTGTGAATATGGTATTCGCATTTCTACCATTGTATCTTTCCCTATATCAATTATTTGTGTAAAAACAACAGGTGAAGAATCTGAGGATGTAGTTCCGATATTAGTACCATTGCCCTGAGGATCATAACTAATTCTAACTCTTCCTTTATGAAAAGGGGAAGCTATAACTCTGAAAGTAAAAATTATATCACCTCTCCAATTGGCAAATAATAATGCTGCATGACACATTGGTGTCATATAAACAGCATAATTACTACCGGAGAACGCAACTGATGTAAATAAATTTGGTGTAACACCACATGCAAATAAAGAAGTATCCACCGCAGTAGTAGTATCCCATGTAATATTATATATAAACGAATTTCTACCTGCGTAATTAGAGATTAATAATTCGTCCAATTGACCACACCCAGCAATACCTGGATCTATGGTTAATTCGTTTTTTGGATCTAAAGTCAGTTTTTCCACTGGGAATGAAATCTCTGAAGAAGCTAAAGTAGGATTTGTTTTAGGCTGATAACCATCAATATCTTTTATATTTGGCACATTTGTCCAACCAAATATATGTGAGACACCAGCAACTGCTGAGGCTACAATATTAGTTGCAAGAGCAAAGGGAGCAATTATTCCATTATTATACATCAGAGAGGCGCACCGAGCTACATTAGTTGCACATTTTTCTATAGTATTAGGTACATATTCATCACCCTGTAAAGAGTTACCAATCGTAGGTCCTGCAAGTTCAACATCAGTTGCCCATGCAAACACCTGGATTGTACAACCAGTTCCAGTAACACCATTGGCACTTCGTAAGGGAACATATATCAATCCTTTCAAATTTCCCATTCCTAAAACATCTGTTGCGACTTGGATTCTCATCCAATCCGCATTAATTAGGAATGGTAATTCCATTTCAGCACCAGCTGAGGATGATGGATATAACCACACACCAGGCTGCTGAGAAAAAGGAATTAAATGTCTATTACCAGCGTCTGTACGTATTGTACTGCCTGTCATCAAATAATTAGGTTTATAACAAAATCTATACGCACCATAATAAAACGGTGATGCATTGATAACAAACTTCAAATGCAACTTACATCTAATAAAGGCATAGTTGTCTAATTTCTTCAAAATGAATGCATTTGAAAAAAAAAGAAACCATGGCTGTAAGTCAATACTAGTACCAGTAGCATCCGATTCATTCCATGTAAAGGTATATATGCGCACAGGACGAGATAAAAACTCTCCAAGATCAGCTAATGATGGTGCACCATAATAATTAACATTATCTAGTTTACCAGAAATATCATTAAATTGTCCAATATTTTCATCAAGAAAGTGGACTGTTTCTTGCTTTGTTTCCGAGGACTCCTCGGGTTGTGTGGTTGCTTTAAAACCACTTGCTATTTGTTCAGTTTCAGAGAGCTGTTCTAAGAGTATACACAAAGCCCAATGTATATACAATGTTGATTTAGCTTGGCATCAGCCCAACCTTCTCTAAATAGAGATTTTGTGGAACACACTGGCAGATAAGAACCATGTAAACCCACTCTTACATATGTGTAAAATCACACACAGTATGTACAGTAACTGCTTACATAGTGGGGAGAAATTTATGGCGTCTCCCATCGCCAAGTGTGGTTCAAAAACCACCTATTGTATATCCAAAACGATTCCAATTTAAAATAGCATTACCACGAGGTGTGATAATTGTCATAAAATTGGGACCGTCTAACATACAATGTGTTGGACATCTAAATTGTGATATGTTACCAGCACAGTATGCGCAGTGTTTTTGAGAAAAACAATTTAAACATACATATGCTTTAAAGATATCACTATAGAATAGCCCATCATTCCTCATACCACATATACAATGGGGTAAACGCATGAGACTATCTTTCCTTATATTCTGCTCGACTGACATACGAATGTGTAAGAGACAAGTGAAACATAGAGTACCAGATGCACACCTAGAACAATTAGTACAACGTTTAGGATTTCTGATTAGTAACCAAGGACCACAATACATGGAATCACAAAACTCACATGGTATAAGAGACCGAGCATACCATAAAATCTCATCGATAATTTCATTAGGAATATAGGATAATCTATTCTCTCCCTGTGGCTCATTATTCGATAAAACAACACGACCTTCAAAATCCAAAACAAGCTGATCCCATTCTGGAAAAGTGCTAGGAGCAATAAAGTCTTCCAAATCAGCCTCCAACATAACCTTTCTTAGAATGTGTGACATTTGTTGAAACTTCTCTTTACCATAAAAGAAAAATTCTCTCACTGCCGTTGATACTATATTCTCACATTGTAATTCGTGAGATATCTTATCAGATGCTACACACATTGTAAGAGATTTTACAATTGACTTCTCTTCCAGGGGAGCTACATAACACTTTAACTCTGGCGAGAACCTAAAACTTCGTTTTAGAAAAGTCAAATCTTCAAATCGTTTAAAACGAACTGGATTACTACTTTTATCGCCTGATGTATATTTCCACCCAATATCCGTAAATGCGTCCTGCAGTGAAAAGAAATTTAATTCCTCCAATTTGGTCACAAAAATCACATCATCACCATATGTCAAAATTCTACAATAATCCCAGAAATCATCCGGTGGTAAACCTGTGATCCTGTTAAACACATACAAGTGACCAAGTACATTTAATATACTATTTATAGGTGTTGTAAGTCCATGTCCAGATGCCGTAGTGCCCTGAAATTGTATTAAATCATTCTGTACTAGCATCATTGGAAAAATTATATCCATTGCAGCAGCTTTTGCCGCTAATAGCATCTCTTGCGAATAGCTACCCTCTGACATTATAGATCTAACTACATAGAAAGCCATACTAATCCATTCCGAATGCATACCCTTGTCAAAAGCTCCAAAATCGCTATCTAAAAACCTATTTCCGAAGTCCAACATGAAATTTGCTATCTCATCCCATTCTTTTGATTGGGCACATATACCTATAGCAGTACCAAATAGAAACTTGTGATTCAGCATCAATCTTATAAAAGATCCAAAAATCATTTTACCAACAAGGGTTCCATCCAAACATAAGGCAGCAAAATTTCGAGTAGCTTCATTTAGAAATTTTTTTTCATTAACAACCTCGTCTTTTAGAGAGTTTACAAAAACGGGATAAGTACACTCTCCATTTAGATATTTATTCATACGGAATTGAACATTAGCTTTAATTTCATCATTAACATCAAAACCATCGGGATAAAGCTCTGAAGGGGCTTCAATTAAGAAATGCTTCTTATTCTTCCTCCACGGGTGTCCAGCACTAGTATTCTTATTTATAGCGTCAACATAAGCAACACCAGGAGCTCCATTCAATGCAGTTTCTAAATCATAAGGTTCTAGTATTTTGTAATCGCTTTTGGTTAAATGTCTCTTAATATACTTAATATATGCATCTGCACATAGCTTCAATATATTTGGATCAAATTTGCTTCGAGTATTAATCATTTGTTTCAGAGGTTCTGTAAATATCTTTCTACCTGTCATTATTGGGGCATAATGCATTTTCTTTATTCCACGTTTTTCTAAAAAAGGCAATAAAATTGTATCACGAACTCGAGACTTAGGGTGTGATAAATTATTTGAAACCGTCCCAAAAATCTCCCCATTACCTTTTCCGATTAATCTTAAATTGGATTGTTTACATAATGGTTGCAATTCAACAGTCTTTGATAATGAACCAATCATTGGAATATCTCCTGTAACTTGAGTTTCAAAAATATTTAAATAATCTATGACTTCTTCTTGAGACAAACTTATAGCTACACATTCATTGAATCCCTTATCAACATAACCTTCTATATGAATGCCTAAAATAGACAGACAAATACCATCATTAATGGTTTTATACTCAGCTACAAGTGGCATACCACATTCTCCTGGCTGTGTTGCGCGAGCAGGTCTCCCACATACACCATTGAAAACCGAATCAATAATAATATTTTTCCGCAAGCCAGTAAATTGTATGTTATTAACAACTATATTTTCTACTAATCCTTCATTGGTTCGCTTCAAATAGAAACCATTTACTGGACTATTGTTACCTTGAAGTTGGAAAAACTTAGTTATATTTGGTTTAGGTTTTACATATGAAAATTCAAACAGAGCAATGTCTCGTGATGGAAAACGCACTACATCCTTAGCAACAAAAGGTCTTGAGACATTAGAATTAACAGAATTAATCTCAAAGTCATGAATGATTCTTAGCACAAATGAATCCAATAATGGTATAGTATGATTATTGCATAAATACACATTCCCAGAAAGACAGAGAGCTCTCAATCTTCGCGGGTTTGGTTTAGCCATACCATCTGCATATAATTCAAACAATACTGTATTAGTACAAATTTTATTCAATATTATATCTACATGAGGTGGTGAACTAAGCGAGGCATTCGTTAAACGTTTAACATAATTAGAATTATCATAAACATATGGGTTTATATGCTCCCGAATAAGGGTTTGAATTTGACCTTGAGGCACATTATGAAACTTCAAATTCTCTTCACACCTCAAATCATATCTCTTCTGATCGGCACTCCTATTTTGATATCGAGAACCTAAATATGTATATCCAATATTATTATATGCTTTATCAGGGCATTCATTCAATCTATTTTGAATATCCAAAAAAGGCCTTTGAGAAATAGTATTGTTAAAATCCTCCAAATGCATATTATAGCGCTCCTTAAGTATCTTATTTGTCTCATCATTTTCTAATCGCTGATCTAAGTAGTTATTCAAATTTTCAGTACTCTCTTTACATTTACCTTGATATTTATAGATTCCATAGAATGCAGCACAAGTAACTGTAGCAATTGTAAGATGTTCGAAAATCTGAGGTCGTTTTAGTGCAACAAGAAAAGGTCTAAAAGCCATTTTCCCTATAAATTTCATAGCAAAAATACGAGGTTTAGACCATACAATCCAAGCAACAATACACCACTCAACAAGTCGAAATGAGGTAATCCATAGAATAAATGATCTAGTATAAATACAAAAATACAACCATTCGGCACACATAATAAAAAAATCTGTTATATAAGATGAAAATCCACTATACCAAGGTATATATCTTGTATCTCTATTAATTCTTTCAATGTAACAAGGAGAAACATCTTGATTAGTGTGAACGATTTGTTCATTCACACTATCGCCATTCT